GCGAAAGATATCGTGATCCCTCGTAAGAAGAATGGCGGCAAAAAAGAAAACCAAATCATTGGTGCATATGTGAAGGAGCCGATCACTGGTCGGCATGATTGGGTTGTGTCCTTCGACCTCAATAGTCTGTATCCGCACCTTATCATGCAATACAACATCTCTCCTGATACAAAAATGAAACCAGATGGGTTTCCAAAAAATCCATGTGTGACCGTTGATGGTGTTCTTGATGGCACAGACTTGTGTGAAAAGAATCTTACAAAACTAAAAGAGCAAAACTTTTCGGTCGCAGCGAATGGTGTTTGCTTCCGCAAAGATCGGCTCGGCTTCATGCCGGAACTCATGGAGAAGTTTTACGCAGAACGCAAACACTACAAGAAGTTGATGATCGAAGCCCAGAAGAAAAAGCAACAGAATCCAGACGATGAAAGTCTGGACTTTGAGATTTCAAAATATCATAACTTTCAACTGGTGAGAAAGATTCAACTGAACTCAGCCTATGGTGCGATGGGCAATCAATACTTCCGGTACTTTGATATCAATCTGGCGGAGGCGATCACGACCTCGGGTCAACTATCGATTCAATATATCGCAAACAAACTAAATGCTTTTTTGAATAAAACACTAAACACAGGAGACTATGATTATGTTGTCGCAAGTGATACCGACTCTGTTTATCTTCGCCTTGGGAACCTTGTTGGGGCTACTGCTCAAAACAAAACCAAAGAGGAGATCGTACGATTTCTTGACAAGTCCTGCACGGAGGTCATTGAGCCGTTCATCAACAAATGCTACGAAACCCTCGCAGCAAAAATGAACGCATATTCCAACAAGATGGTGATGGAGCGAGAAGTCATTGCCGATGTTGGAGTTTGGACTGCCAAGAAACGATATATGCTCAACGTGCATAACTCTGAGGGTGTGCAATACGATGAACCCAAGATGAAGATTATGGGCATCGAAACCACGCGATCATCGACACCACAAGTCGTTCGACAAAAGTTGAAAGATGCAATCAAGTTGGTGCTGACGGGAACAGAAGATCAGGTGATTGATTTTATTGCAAACTTTAAGAAAGAGTTTTCCACATATTCGCCAGAGGAGATTGCATTTCCCCGTGGATGTAATAACTTGCACACATATCAAGACACAACAAATATTTACAGAAAAGGCACGCCGATTGCTGTGAAGGGTGCTTTGATCTACAATCACTTTCTTCAAAACATGAAACTTGAAAACAAGTATTACAAAGTGAATGAGGGAGACAAAGTAAAGTTTTTGTATCTAAAAGCACCAAATCCTTTTCATAACACGGTGATATCTTTTCCCGGTACTGCTCCATCAGAGTTTGAACTTAGTGATTTTGCCGACTACAACAAACAGTTTGCAGTTTCTTTTCTTGAGCCGTTGAAAAATATTCTGGAAAAGGTAGGATGGGATCACGAACGAAGGGCGACACTGTTTTGATTGAATTTGATTACACGTTAGATTTTGATAACATTGATTATCGCAAGAACCCCGAGTTGTATATCATCGGTCGGGGAGAGCAAGGAGTATTGTTAGTTGAACCATACAAATCTGAAATCTGTAAACACTGGAGATTCAGGACTCCAGAAGTGGCTTTCAACTCCGCGACTAAAATATATTCTATGTTTGATGAATATCTTCGCGTGGGGGACTTTGTTGGTGCGGACATGGCTCGCAAATTCTTGATGATGGGATGGACGCGAGCAAGACGCTATGCCAATCACCGCGATGGTAAAAAATATGACAACAGAGGAAGAATCAAACCACAAGCAGAGGATCACTTTACTTGTGACAAAGCAGAGTCGGCACGCATTTTTAAGCGTGTGTATGACGCAGCACGAACTAACAAAACATATAGAAATATGGTTCGTGAGTGGAGAGAACTAGAGGAAAATCGTCATGGAAATGTCACATATAAAAAATCCTGATTACACGGACGTTGAGCAATGGACTCCTGTGATTTTCAGATACAAAGTGATTCCAAATTACTTTGTTTCTTCGTGGGGACGAGTCAAGGGACCGAGTGGAAAACTTCTTAATAGAAGACCTTTTCCGGCATTGCCAATGGGTCTTAAAGGTATACAAAATAATTTTCCTTTCCCATACGATTATATTAAATCAGGAGGATTTGTTGACATCCAATGTTTGAAAGTTGACTTTGCTATTGATAAAGATTTGTTTGAAGATTATGATTACAGCAGAGGGACTTGCAATAGAATTAAAATTACGTCAACGGTTCATAAGTTGGTGATGAATTCATTCAAACCCCATGATCAGTATCCAGTTTTGGAAAAAGAAGTGTGGGATAATACACCAGAGGAAGCAAAACAAATTATTAATGAAATGGTTATTATTGATCACTTGGACGATAACCCAACAAACAATCATATAAGCAACTTGGCATATGTGACACCGAGAGAAAATTGTCATTATGTCAAGGCAGCAAAAAAAGAAAAGGAAAACAAGTCATGGAACAACGGAAAACTTCCGAACTTATTCTTGAAGCGTTGAAGTGTCTTCGCTATGATACAGAGCGTATTGAAAAACTAGTTTTGAAAACAAAATCCGCCTCGACGGATGATCATAGTGAAGTGATCACAAAACTGAAAGATATTGACGAGTTGATTGAGAAATGGAGCAATGATTAATGAATAACTTTTTGAACAATTTGGTTGAGGTATCTGGTAATGAAGACGCGACTTCTGTTGACAGTGGTTTGGTTTCTGATATCAAAGGATTCATCAGTACGGGTTCATACACACTGAACGCACTGCTGTCTGGATCTTTGTATGGCGGGATTCCGAACAACAAGATTACGGCACTGGCTGGTGAACAGGCGACTGGTAAAACTTTCTTCTGTTTCAACATTCTGAAAACTTTTCTTGATGACAACCCAGAAGGTGTCGTGCTTTACTTTGACTCAGAGCAGGCGATCACCTCACAAATGTTTGAAGAGCGTGGTATCGATGCTGCCCGTGTTGCAGTCTTCCCCGTTTCAACTATCGAGGAGTTTAGGCATCAGATGATTCAAGTCGCCGATACCTATCGTGCAGAAAAAGACAAGAAGCCTATTCTTGTGATTCTTGATTCACTCGGCAACCTGTCAACCATCAAAGAAATGGAAGACACTGCCAGTGGTAAGAATGTTCGTGATATGACGAAAGCCCAAGCGTTGAAGGCAACTTTCCGAACGCTCACCGTCAAGTGTGGTTCGGCTGGCATTCCGCTGCTGATCACAAACCACACCTACGATGTCGTTGGATCTTATGTGCCGATGAAAGAAATGTCCGGTGGCTCCGGTCTGAAATACAACGCAGGCACAATTGTGTTCCTGTCCAAGAAGAAAGTTAAGGATGGAACTGATGTGGTCGGCAACATCATCAAGTGTAAGTTGCAAAAGTCACGGGTCACGAAAGAAAACTCTATGGCAGAGACTTTGTTAAACTATGAGTCTGGTCTTTCACCTTACTATGGTTTGACAGAGATTGCAGTGAAGCATGGCGTGTTCAAGAAAGTCTCGACTCGTATCGAACTTCCTGACGGTCGTAAGGTGTTTGAGAAGAACATCAACGACAAGCCCGAGGATTTCTTTACTGATGAAATCATGCAACAACTTGAAGTTGCAGTCGGTAAAGAATTTAAGTATGGGTCGGCTGTTGAAGATGATGAGCCAGAAATCGGAATCGCCGAAGATGACTCCTAAGTATACATTCGTAGAAGGAAAAGAGTCTGGAGAATACGCTTGCAGAATTGACGAGGGAGTGTATAAAGGAGTTGTCTTCAAGTACGGAGAAGTTGATTTTAACGAAATTGAAAATGAACAATTAAAATTATCATTCAACTACTATGTGTTTAACGGTATTAATTTGATCAAAGACGAAAAAGATTTCAAACGAGTTGCAGGTGATGTTCTTGTTGACTTGTTGGACAATCATTTGAGTGAAGGTATTGACGATGGAAACGATAGAGACAATCATTCTGAGGAACTTGGTACAGACTGACGATTATACTCGTAGGGTTGTTCCTTTTCTCGACGAAGAATATTTTAAGGATAGAAACGAACGAGTAATCTTTACTTTGATTCGTGATCACATCCACAAATATAATAGACCACCAAACAGAGACTCACTTAGCATTGCACTTGAAAATCGTGGTGGTCTTAGTGAGCAAGGCTACAAAGATTGCACAATTATCATCAAGACTATCACAGAACCATCAGCCGATATTGATAAAGATTGGCTGTATGATCAAACCGAAAAGTTTTGTAAAGATAAAGCAGTTTACAATGCGATTATTCGCTCTATTGAAATCATTGATGGCAAGTCAAAGAATGAAACAAAAAATGCCATTCCAAATATTTTGTCTGACGCTTTGGCTGTGTCCTTTGATGAACAAATTGGACACGACTACATTGTTGATTCTGATGAGCGATATGACTTCTATCATAAAGTAGAACACAAAACTCCGTTTGATCTTGACTTGTTTAATCAAATCACAAACGGTGGAGTTCCAAACAAAACTCTGAATGTGATTCTTGCAGGCACGGGTGTTGGTAAGTCGTTGTTCATGTGTCACCATGCAGCATCTTGCTATGCTTCCAATCTGAACGTGCTTTACATCACATGTGAAATGGCAGAGGAAAGAATCGCAGAAAGAATTGATGCAAACCTTATGGACATCACAATGGATGATCTTCGCCACTTGCCAAAAGTAAGTTATGATAAAAAATTAGGTAGAATCACAAAAGATATCAAATCCACAATGGTGGTAAAAGAATATCCAACCGCGACTGCGAATGTTAATCATTTTCGACACTTGCTAGAGGAGTTGAAACTTAAGAAAAATTTTAAGCCCGATGTAATCTTTATTGATTATTTGAACATTTGTTCATCGGCTAGATTCAAGGCTGGAGCCAACACGAACTCATACATGTATATCAAGTCGATTGCAGAAGAACTTCGTGGGCTTGCCGTGGAGTGGGATGTTCCAATCTTCACAGCCACACAGACGAACCGAACAGGCTTTGCATCCAATGACTTCGGGTTGGAGGACACTTCTGAATCTTTCGGTTTGCCTGCGACAGCCGACCTGATGTTTGGTCTTATCTCCACCGAAGAGTTGGAAGAGCAAGGCAAAATTATGGTAAAACAATTGAAAAATCGATATAACGATGTTGCGACAAATCGAAAGTTTGTCGTTGGAATAAATAGAGGAAAGATGAAGTTGTTTGATGTTAGTAACTCTGATATCAATCTACAAAATGCTGGACAAGAGGCAGATGTCGTGGTAGACTCTGCTGGTTATGATGGAAAGAACTTCGATGAAAAGTTTCGTGGTTCTAGGAAAAAGTTTAACGAACTGAGGTTTGAAGATGTCTGAAAGAAAAAATTATCGTAAGTATGACCCATTCAAAGACTCTCGCAATCACCTTCGCGGCATGGATCGTGAAGAGTTGGAAGAGTGGCGTAAATGGGCGGATGACTGGAAGCGTTCTGGTAGCCGAAAGGTTCTTCGTGAGAGCGTGAAGAAGTCACGAAATGACCGTCTATCTTGATAAAAAATTTATAAATCTTCTTTCACCACAATTAGACAAGTTTGGCTGGCAGAGAGCAACACTCGCTAACTGTAGATGTCCCTTGTGTGGTGACTCAAAGAAGAATCCAAACAAAAAGCGTGGGTTTTTCTACGAAAGATCTGGTCGCTATTATTATAAGTGCCACAACTGTGGTGCGGCAATGTCCCTGTCAAGACTTCTTGAGCAAGTCAGTCCCGCACTTCACTCTGAATTTAGAGTTGAGTGGTTGAAAGAAAAAAATGGAAACTCAAATGTTTCCGGCATCACATCGACTGGCGTTAACGAGAAACTACAAAAAGTTAGTATGAAGTCAGAGGCACTTACTGGTGTGTGTAAAATTACGTCGTTGGATAAGTGTCATCATGCAAGAGCGTATTTAGAAAGTAGAATGTTGCCACAAGAAAAGATGGGTGAACTTTTCTACACAGATGACTTTGGATCTGTGGCAAAACAGATCAACAAAAAAATTCATCTTGAAAAAGAGCCTAGAATCGTGATTCCTTTTCATGACGAAAGTGGGAACATCATCGGTGTGCAGGGTAGATCGCTTTCAAAAAACGGCTTGCGTTACATTACGATCAAAGCGGACGGTCACGAAAGACTTTTTTACAATCTTCACAAAGTGGATGTGAATAAAACAATTTATGTAACAGAGGGTCCGTTTGATTCAATGTTCCTTCCAAATGCGATTGCGATGGTGGGTGCGTCTAAGTCTGTTCGACTGCCTGAAAATTTGTCCAATTCAAATGTGGTGTTTGTCATGGACAATGAGCCTCGTAGTGTTGAAATTGTTAACATGCTTCGTGGTCTGATTGATGACGGGCAAACAGTTTTTATTCCAGATCGTCTTGAACACAAAGACATCAATGAAATGATTTTATCTGGA